ATTTCACCTTGACGGTCCACGATAAAATTGAGTGGGTGCCTATCACCTCACTGCTTGAATACAAGTTAGCTCCTGCAGATATTGCCATTGCAAAAAAAATCATGGAGCTGGAATGCTGAATTGTAAAGACTGAAGAGCTTTTACTCAAGACGCCGTCAAAAACGCCCATAAACCACTACCCCCTTCAACTACCTAATTTCCCTGCGAAAATGTAACCATGACCGCCACAAATCAATAAAATAAAGAGGGTTATGTGAAAATAGCCCTTGTTTTTTGCCTTAAACATAGTTACATTAGTAACTATAAAAAAGGAGGTAGCCATGGCTTTTCAGGTTCATCATCACAACAAGAAGACCGGTGTCACCTACGTTTACGAGGCCGTCTCTGTCTGGGACAAGGAGCTCAAGCAGGCCCGGAACCAGCAAGTCTGCGTCGGTAAAATCGATCCGGTGACCGGGGCGTTTGTCCCCTCGAAGCGGCTTGATCCAAAACAGGCTGCCGTTCGAGACCCTGCTGTGACCGCTTCGGTGCAGGTGGTCGGGCCCACCTTTGTGCTTGAGCCTATTGCCGAATGCATCGGATTGCGTTCGATCCTGAAGTCAGCATTTCCGGAGTCGCATGAGCAACTCTTTGCCATGGCCTCTTATCTGGCCACTGAGGGCGGCGCTTTGAGCTTGTATGCGTCCTGGGCCAAGGGCCATCTGCCTGACCTTGCCCCGTCGCTCAGCAGTCAGCGCATCAGTGAATTACTGGCATCCATCAGCACCGACCGCAAGCAGACCTTTTTCGCCATGTGGATGAAGAAGCGCATGGCGGACGATTACCTCTGCTACGACATCACCTCGATCTCTTCCTACTCGGACCTGAACGAATTCGTCAAGTACGGCTATAATCGGGATGGCGATTCTCTGCCCCAGATCAACCTAGCCATGCTATTCGGCCAGACATCGGGCCTGCCGGTCTACTTCCACCGAACTCCAGGCAACACCAACGACGTCTCGACGCTGCACAACCTCGTCGAGACCTTCAAGGCGCTGGAAGTCGGCCGGATGCACTATGTGATGGACAAGGGCTTCTATAGCAAAAAGAACGTCGACGATCTGGTGGCCCACCGTGACCACTTCACCCTTTCGGTGCCGTTGAATAACCGCTGGGTGCAGCAGGCTATCGACGGGATCCACGCAACTATCCACGGACCTGAAGGGTACCGGAAGCTCGATGATGAAATCCTGTATGTGAACTCATGCCTCTATCCTTGGGGTACGCGCCGTTGCTACCTGCACCTGTACTACAACGCTGCCAACCGTGTCCGGGCGATTGACAGCTTCAACGAGTCACTGTTGCAGTATCGGGAAGAGCTCGAATCCGGTCATCTGCTTGCAGCGCATCAGAAAGCGTATGACGAGTTCTTCACTGTGATGACGACCCCGAAACGGGGAACGAAGGTCTCGTTCAATACCGAGGCAATCAACCGCCACATCAGCCGCTATGCAGGATTCCAGGCGCTGCTCTCCAGCGGCATCAAGGATCCGGTCGAAGCCCTGCGGGTCTATCGTGACAAGGATTCGGTGGAGAAGTGCTTCGACGACATGAAGAACAGCCTTGACCTGAAGCGGCTGAGAATGCACTCTTCAGCAACCGCCGACGGGCGTTTGTTCGTCCAGTTCATCGCTTTGATCCTGATGAGTGCCCTCCGAAAGCAGATGCGGGAGTCCGGACTGATAGAGCACTACACCGTCCGGGAACTGCTCAGGGAGATGGACACCCTGACGAAGATCAATTACTCGGGCAAGTACGGCCACATCCTGACCGAACTGACCAAGCCGCAGCGCCAGATCCTCAAGGCACTCGACATTCCGATCCTTGACCCGGGCCCGGCATAGTTATAATATCTCGGGAATTTAGGCTACTCCTGCCCCCTGCGACACCACTAATCTTATGCTATTGCTATCTATTTTATTGCGTATTCGATAATATTCTTATTATATTTTATTGTTTTTTATGCAAATAAAATGATAAGAACTATGAAACTCTTGCCTTTTTCGTTACTGCGTGTGCTTATGCCGTGCCCTTTGGGCGTTGATGATGATGCTGCTGGCGGCGGCGGCTTGCCGGCGGCTGCTGTGGCTGCAATTCCTGACAAGATTTTTACGCAGGCTGAGCTTGATGCTGCTGTTGCCCAGCAGGTTGCTGCTGCTGTGCAGGCTGCCAAAGCGCCGTTTACCGGGATTGATGTTGATGAGTATGAGAAGCTCAAGGCTGAGGAGGTGAAGCGGGCTGAGGAGATTCTGAAGTCGAAGGGGCAGTATGAGCAGCTGCTGGCCAATACCGTGAAGGAGAAGGATGTGGCTTTTGAGAAGGCGCAGCGTGAGGCTGATGAGCGGATCAGGACGCTTGCCGAGATGCTGGAGCGTTCGGAGGTTGACGGGAAGCTGCTTTCGGCTGCTACCGCGCAGAAGGCGATGAAGCCTGAGCAGGTGGCGGCTCTCTTGCGCAGCTCTATCAAATTTGACCCTGCGACTGGTGTGAGCGTGATTGATGCTGCCGGCAACCTGGTAAGCAAGAATGGCAAACCTGTTACGCTGGAGGAGCATGTGCAGAAGTTTCTGGAGGATAATCTTCATTTCCTTGCTGCGGGGCCGGGTGGTGCAGGCAGCCAGGGTTCGGGTGACGGCAGGGGAAAGGGTGCGTTCCGGCTGAGTGCGGAGGATGCCAAAGATCCGCTGAAGTACAGGGCGGCACGGGATGCTGCGGCCAAGGGCGGGACGTCGGTTGTGATTGAACGATAAGGATGATGATTGTGATGATGATAACAACAGCTAACCTATAATTGGAGACTGAGCTATGGCTACAAATGTATTGGGGATTTATGATCCGTTGTTTTATGCGAATGAAGCGCTGATTGCGCTGGAATCTGCGCTCGGGATGTCGGGGCGGGTGCACCGGGGCTATGACAAGGATTCGAAGGCGAAAGGGAGTACGATCGAGATCAAGAAGCCGGGCATTTTCACCGCTATGGATGCCCCATCATATGACCAGAATATTGAGACCACCTATGTAGAGATGAAGCTTGACCAGTGGAAAGAGGTGAAGTTCTCGCTGACCGACAAGGAGCTCTCCTTTACCGGTGACCAGATTATTTCCGACCATATCCGCCCGGCGGTCTATGCGCTTGCCAAGGACATCGACACGAAGCTCAACTCGCTGGCTTCTTATGTGCCGTGGTATGTCGATGCGCAGAGTGTAACCTCGATTGATGATTTGACCAACATCAGCCAGGTGATGTTTGACAACAAGGTGGCGATGGATGACGGCTCGCTGCACCTTGAGGTCGGCTCAACGTTACGGGGCGGCTTCCAGAAGGTCTTTGCCAACAACAATGTTGCCGGCACGTCTGCGCAGGATGTGCTGAAGACCGGCCATATCGGCACCTGGCTCGGCTACGAGATATTCGGCAACCAGAATGTGGGCACGCACACGAAGGGCACCTGCTCTGCTGCTACTCTGGCGGTCAATGGCGCGCTCGGCAAAGGCGCCTCCTTCATCAGCCTTGATGCTTCTGCCGTCACCGGCACGCTCCTTCTGGGCGACACCTTCAGCATTGCCGGCGACAGCCAGCGCTATGCGGTTGTCAACGACACTCCGGTGACCGCTTCAGGCAACTGCTTCGCCGGCGTGCAGATCTATCCGCCGCTTGCGCAGGCTGTGGCTGACAACGCCGTTGTGACCGTGAGCCTCATGAACTTCACCAACAACATCGCCTTCCACCGCAACGCCTTTGCGCTTGCCATGGCGCCGCTCTCCGACGTCGGCGAACAGCTTGGCAATGCACGGGTGGCAACCGTGTCGGACCCGGTCAGCAAGCTGGCCATGCGCTCGCGCATCTGGTACGCACCGGACACCTCCGCCGTGAAAGTTGCGCTCGATGTACTCTACGGGGTGAAGTGTCTTGACCCGAATATGGCGTGTTTGCTGCGGAAATAGTGGACAGGGAAGAAAGATAAGTGGGCAGTTGGCAGTGGGCAGTGAAAGACGGGACTGCCGACTGCTGACTGCAGACTCAATTAACGGTGATGAACAATGAGTTATTCGACGGATGCTGATGTCATGGAATACCAGCCTTACGTGTTTGAGCATGGGGTTGGGGAGTTTACCGGGTACCACGTGAAGGCTGCGGCTGATATTGTGCGGGATATAAAAGCGTTGTGGCTGCCGTTGCAGAGGAGGCTTGTGGACCCGGCGCGGACGGGGATGAATTTGCTGGCTACGGATTCGACGTTGTTTGACGGGGATAATCTTAATGCGGAGCAGTGGGTGAAAGCTTCGGTGTACCGGGTGCTTGGGGAGTATATCCTTCCCCGGCTTTCGGCTTCGATTGGAGGTCAGGGATTTGTGGAGATGCTTGCGTTTTATGACCGGGCGTATTCGAAGGAGCTTCAATCGGTTTTTGATGATGGTGTTGAGTACATGATTGATGGTGTTTATCAGAAGATTTTTGTGATGCCGCTTGCTGCGCGCTCAAGACTGATACGATGATAACCGGAGCTGAGTAAGGATGCTGCCATTTAATGAAATAAAAACAGTTACCCGCCAGCAGGGATGGTGTTTGACGGGGCCATCGGTTGAGAATGGCGAATGGAGCATACGCCAGCTGCCGGGCACGCTTGCCGGCCTCTGGTATGATGTGCAGGTGCCCGGAAGCCGCTCGCTTTTGCTGAACGGCACCGGGTTTGTGACGCTGAACTGGGGGCGCGGGACGGCCTACCAGGTGAAGTTTGATTCGCTGGACAAGCACTATACCGCCGTTTACCCGGAAGCGGGGCGCTTTGACCTGCTGCTGAAGGGTGAAGTGCAGAACATAACCACCTTTGACTCGCTCGGCTCTGATTCACTGAAAGGCGATATCAGCGCCTTCCACTACCTGAGCGCCATCGAAATACTGCAGCTCGGCGAAAGCTGGGTGAGCGGCGATATCGCCGACCTGCCGGACTCGCTCCAGCAGCTCTCGCTGCAGAACACGCTTGTGCAGGGAGAACTGGACGCGCTCGAAGGCTTTCCGCACCTGAAAAAGATCGATCTCTCCGGCACCCTGGTGGAATCGTACAGCGGCGCATTCCTGCCTGCATGGGCGAACGGCATTTCGCTGAAGCTGCGCGACCTGCACCTCACGGCAGGGGAGATTGACCTGCTGCTGATTGACCTGGCCGATACACCGACCTTGAACGGCACGATTGACCTCGGCGGCCTGAACAGCCGGCGCACCTCCTGCAGCAATAATGCATGCACGGAGCTGCGGGCACGCGGGTGGACGATTATCTGCGTGAGCGGGGAAGCGACGTTTGGCTCTGCGGATATACGGTTCGGGGACGGGAATGCGAGGTTTTATGAAGAACGTACTGAGTTCTGAGTGGTGAGTTCTGAGGGAAGAGAAGATGGGGAATGCTGTTAACTGATGCTGACAATGGCTTATCTGATACCTGGAGCTGATGATTACCTTGGGCCGGGGGGGCATGTGAAGATGCATACGGCGGTGATGGTGGATAATGCGGCTCCTGAGGGGGCGCTGAAGATTCGGGATGACGGGTTCGTGATGGTGGCGGGATTGTTGATTGATAACACTGTTGTGGGGGGGAAGATTGTGGATGGGGGGACTTTTTAAAGTTCTGAGTGCTGAGTTCTGAGTGGACGGAGAGGCTGAAAAGAGTGGTGGCTTGTAATATTAAATGATTGAAACGTATGGCACAGATTCTGAAACTGAAACGGGGGAATTATGCTTCCCTTCCTACTGCCGGGATGAATGCCGGTGAACCGATGGTGACGCTTGACCGCGGCACGCTGCATCTTGCTACGGGAGCGGCGACGAGGATTCCGGTGGTGCCGGCTATTGAGGCGCTGACAACGTTGGCGGCGATTGACGGGGCCAATGACCTTATGATGCTGCATGACTACAGCGAGACGAGCGGGCAGATGGAGAAGAAGATCACCTTCGATGCCTTCAAGACCGCCTTGAACATTCCGCCGGGCTCCTCTGACGAGAAGGTGGCGGTCATTTCGGGCGGCACGGCCGGCTACCTCTGGGGCACCGACGGCACCGACGGCGTTGTGCGCATGGGCACCTCGATGAGCTGGGCGAAGGGCACCGGGAACGGCTATGTGACGCTGGATATAGGGCTTGTTGACGGGGGGACTTTTTAGGAGTGGGCAGTGAAGAGAGTGGGCAGTGGGCGAAGAGAGTGCCAACTGCCAACTGCCTGCTGCAGACTAATATTTAATAAACTGAGAGATACGATGGCTAAGGTGCTTTTGAAAAGAACGACAGTCGCTGCTCGGGTTCCGACTGCGGCGCAGTGCGATACCGGGGAACTGCTGGTGAATCTTGTTGACAAGCTGCTCTATACGAAGGATGGGGGCGGCAACATTATTACGCTGCCGGGGGCTATGGCATGGAGTGTGATTACGGGGAAGCCGACGACGCTTGCGGGATACGGCATTGGTGATGCGGCGGCTCAGAAGGCTACGGCTTCGGTGTACGGTGGGATGAAGGCATCGCTTTCGGGGACGACCTTGACCCTGACAACGACCTGAGCCGTGCCGCTCATCTGCAACGGGACGACGGTGACGGCGGTGACCTGTAACGGCACGGTGCTCACGGCGCTGATCTGCAACGGGACGACGGTGTGGAGCGCTGCTGCAGCTCCGGTTGTCGGGGCGGCTTACGGCGGCGGCATCTGCGCCTATCTGAAGGTTGCGGGTGATCCGGGCTACAGTTCGTCGACGCCGCACGGGCTGATTGTCGCTTCAGCTGACCAGGCCGCGACTCCCTACTGGAGCAATATTGTGAACAGTGCCGTGACCGGCACCAGCTCGAACCTCGGAACAGGTTCGGCGAATACCACGAAAATCATTGCACAGGCAGGCCATACGGCAAGTGCGGCCAAGAACTGCCGCAACTACAACGGCGGCGGGTACAGCGACTGGTACCTGCCGAGCGAGCTTGAGCTTGAAAAGCTCTGCCTGAACTGCACGGCTATAGGCGTGCTTGATCCTGAAGGATACTACTGGAGTTCAACGGAAGAGATTGCCAGCACGGCGATCATCTATTCGTTCTTTGATGAATTGGCCTATCCGGATTCGAAGAACAGCGATTATCCGGCGGTGAGGGCGGTGCGGAGTTTCTGAAAGAAAGTGGGCAGGGAAGAGAAGATAGTTGGCGGTTGGCAGTTTGCGGTGGGCGGTGAATGGGGTTACTGCCTGCTGCTGACTGCAAACGAAAGCATAGAGGAGAGCGAGATGAAGAAGGAAGACATGTTGGGATTAATCATAAGCGGATTGCTGGGCGCCTTGACCAATATTTTTCATGGGCTTTACCGCAACATGATAACCGGGTGGAAGGATTTGCTTATCCGCTTTGCGGTTGCCGTACTTGCTATCTGCCCGGCCTACCTCTTTTGCGAGTACATGGACTTCCCGCGTAACCTCTCCTTTATTGTCGGCTATATCTCGGGCGCTCTGGGTGACCGTGTCATCAGTGAGATTTACCGGCGGGAGAGGAAAATCTTCTGCTTTTTCGCGGGTGCTTCGGGTGATGAGAAGGGATGTAATGCGTTGAATGATGAACATGAACCATGAGATTGGAAACCATGATGCAACCGGCTGAAAAGATTGAAACTGAAAAGAAGAGCCCTCCTCGCACGGGAATATGGAAACTGGAGAGCGTACCGGCCTATGCCGCACTCGCCTCATTTTACGGGGTGCCGGGTTCGGGGCTGGTGACGGTGAACCTCCCTTACCCTTTGCGGCTCTCCTGGGATATTGCGGCCCGCGTGACGAAAACGCAGTGCCACAAGAGAGTGGCGAAAAGCTTTTTGTCGGTCATGGAAGCAGTGCGGGCCGAGTACGGCAGCAGCGTCTGCGAGCTTGGCCTTGACCTGTACGGCGGAGGGTTTGCAAACCGGCCGCAGCGGGGCGGCACAAAGTTGAGCGTGCATGCATGGGGCGCGGCATTTGATTTTGACCCTGACCACAACCAGCTGCGCATGGATCACGATGAGGCGCGTTTTGCCGATCAGGATTACGATGCCTGGTGGGCATTGTGGGAAGAGGCCGGGTGGGTTTCGCTCGGAAGGACGAAGGATTATGACTGGATGCATGTGCAGGCTTGCAGGTGAGGAGCTGGTTTTTTTAATCAAAACGGAGAGGGACATGGAATGGATTCAGGCGAACTGGGTAAACATCACTGCCGTGATCGGCGGAGTAGTGACAGTGGCTTCGCTGCTTGTGAAGATGACACCGTCAGAGAGCGATGACGCGGTGCTTGCAAAGATCATCAGCGTGCTGAAGGCGCTGTCGCTGGCCAAGTGAACGATTTTATTGCAAAACTTGCGGAGCAGATTGCCCTCGGGATTGTGAGGGCGTTGGCGAGGCCGGGAATAATGGCCGGCCTTGCCAGTGCCTGGCATGCGGCGATGGAGCCGCAGCAGGTTACGGCCGCCAAACCAGACAGGGATGATGATGCGTTTATCAACGATGCGAAAAAGGATGGGTGGGGCGGTGCTGTTCATCATGCTGACCGGTAGCCTTGAGGGATGCGGAAGCAGGGTAGTCTATCTCGGCGGCGGCACGACAAGGATGGTGCAGCTGCGCCAGACGGTTAAGGGCGTGAAGGTGTGGGTGAAGGATTCAACCGGTACTGCCATCCCCGGAGTGGCTGATCTGCCGGAAGGCGGCTACTTCCGAAGTGAACTGTGACCGATGCGATGGACAACACGACCTTCGGCATCAACAAGACGAAGATGCTGCCGCACCAGAGGGCATTCTGGGAGCTTCCGAACTTTGTGAAGCTGCTGGTCGGCGGATACGGGTGCGGCAAAACCCGCATCGGTGCGCTTCGCTCCATCTGGAACAGCTATGTGAACGCTCCCATTCCGCACCTCTATGTTTCGCCGACCTATAAACAGGCACGCAAGACCGTCATTGTCACGATTACCGAACTGCTTGACCGCTCGGAAATTCCCTATGTCTACAACAAAACAAACCACGAGTACTATATCCCGGGCTGGAACGGCACTATCTGGATTGCCAGCGGTGATGAGCCGGAATCGCTGAAAGGGCCGAACCTGGCCACCGCGGGGATTGATGAGCCCTTTATCATGAACGAGGAGATACTCAATGTTGTGCTCTCGCGGCTGCGGCACCCGGAGGCCAAACGCCGGGAGCTCTTTTTGACCGGCACGCCGGAGCAGCTCAACTGGGGTTACGAGCTTGCGCAGAACCTTGACGAACGGTACGATCTCGGTACCATCGTGGCGAGTACGGCGGACAACACCTTTCTGCCTGCCCAGTTTGTGAAGATGCTGGAGAAAGCCTTTGACGAAAATCAGCGTGCCGCCTATATGAACGGGCAGTTTGTCAACCTGACGGCCGGCAGGGTCTACAAGTATTTTGAACGGAGCATGATTGCCGAAGGGCCGGCGAGCGCCATGCTGCGTGCCGGCATTGATTTCAACGTCGACAACATGACGGCGGAAATATTCACGCTCACGCCTGACGGGATGATCTGGTTTCTTGACGAGATTCACCTTGATAACTCGACAACCTACGAGCTGGCCGAGCGCCTGCAGGAGCGCTACCCCGGCATTACCCTCTTTCCCGACCCTGCTGGGCGTGCACGCAAGAGCTCTTCGGATGCGACCGATTTTACGATTCTGCGTGACCACGGCTTTACGGTTGAGGCAAGGCCGGTCCACCCGCCGGTGCGATCGCGCGTGAACGCGGTGAACAAGCTGATGCGGGAAGGCCGCCTGCGCCTGAGTAGCCGCTGCCAGCACCTGGCAAAGGACTTTGAGCAGGTGAGCTGGAAGAACGGCGAGATCGACAAGAGCAATGATGCGCTCACGCATGCCAGCGACGCTGCCGGCTATGCGATCGAGAAGCTCTTTCCGGTGCGCATGCCGGACAGGAACTACAGGCAGCCGGGGCATTGGCGGGTTTAAGGACGTGCTGAGTTGGCAAATCATACTGGAGACGAATATGGCGAATAGTGTTTACACGGCGAATACCGAGGACTGGAAAATGTTCGAGGCGGCTTATAAGGGGGGGAGGGCCTGGAAGGAGATGAACTATCTTTACCAGTATACCAATGAGACTTCAGCGCAGCTGCAGGAGCGGGTGAAGCAGACACCGCTGGAGAACCATTGCGAGGGGGTGGTGTCGACCTACAGCGGCTTTATCTGGCGTGACCCGCCGAAGCGCAATCTGGGGACGCTGAACAACAATGTGCCGCTGAACGCCTTGCTGCGTGATGCCGACAGGGAGGGAACGCCGTTCAATGAATTCATGAAGCAGGTGCTGATATGGGGATCGGTTTATGGGTTGGTGTGGGTCATCATTGACAAGCCGAGTTCCAAGGCTTATACGAAGGCTGACGAGATCAGTGGAGGCATTCGGCCATACCTGCGCTTCTACACGCCGCTGGATGTGACCGATTTTGAGTTTACCCCGAAACCGACAGGGGAGTATGAGCTGAGCTGGTTTGAGGTGCAGGAACAGTATACGACAAGGGAGGGCGACGTAAAGATTGTGCGGCAGTGGTCGAAAGAGTCGGTGGTGACCAGCACGACGACCGGGAAAAACACGCAGACGACCACCATAAAGAACCCGCTGGGCCGCATCCCGGCAACGCCGCACTACAACAAGAAGTCCCTGACGCGCGGGCTCTCGACCTCCGACCTGCAGGATATTGCCGGGGTGCAGATCAGCATCTATAACGACCTGTCCGAACTGACCCAGATGATCAGGGGCGCAAACCACAAGACGCTCGTGAAGAATCTCAACGACCAGGCTTCGACTGGAGCAGGCGGCGTTATCATCATGGACCCTGACACGCCGGCGGGCAAGCTCCCTTACCTGCTGCAGGCCGATGCGAGCGCGCTGAGCGGGCTGCTGAACACGATCGACAAGAAAACCGAAATGGTCAACCGCATGGCGCACCTCACACCGGTGCGAACCTACCGCGCCCAGGTTGTTTCAGCGGTCGCCATGGAAACGGAGTTTCAGATTCTCAACACGCTGCTTGCCGACAAGGCGGCCCAGCTGCAGCTAACCGAGTACAGAATCTTTGAGATTTTCTGCGCATGGGAAGGAATCGACCATGCAAATGCAGGCTTTGAGGTGAACTATCCCACGCATTTTGAGTTGCGGGACAAGCAGGCTGACTTGAATTTCATCAAGGCGGCACGGGAAGCGGCAGCGATGATCAATTCAGCAACGCTGCAGACAGAGCTGAACAAGCAGCTTGCACGCATTGCTTTGCCGGATGATGATCTGATTGAGAAGATAGATAAGGAGCTGAGCAAGGGGAAGGGGGCTGATGTGAAACAGAAAGCGCCAATACCGATGGTATAAAACCGCCAAGCGCCACACTGAAACCTGCCAAAAAGCCTCTTGGGAACAGAGTGCCGTTCATGCGGTGAACATCAGTGAGCGGCATACATGGCACTTTGGGCCCCTCAAGCCACAACTATAAAATATCCCGACAGTTGTTTGAAACTCCGGCAGGCTGACCTAAACTTAATCAAGACTGCACTGACGATATGAGTTTTTTATTAAAAAAATCTTAAATAAAGTGAAGGATTTGTACAAGAACATGATCATATCAACGTCAGAATAGATGTATGGTTGTGTATTTGTGTGTGAACTCATTCCGTTAATCATCAAAATTAGAACAGTTATGAACATCAAAAAAGTAATTATGGGCCTTATGATGCTGGTTATGACCGTAGCATTCTGCAACGAATCTTTTGCCGCATCGTCTCACAAGCACCATCATGGGGCGCATGCCAAAAAGTAATTTTCTTTAATGTCTCTAATGTCTCTTCGTATGAAGGAATTTATTGAAAGCATTCGAACTCCTCTCTGGCTTGTCGCTTCCGTTCTTGCAGCATGGGGAACATGGACGCTGAAACTAAGAAAGGAATCTCCTGTCAGGGAGTAACACAAAGTTCTTTCTATAGTCCGTTGTGCTCTGCTGTTGCTCTTTTTTTGAGTTTGGAGTTGCAGCAGATGCATTAACGGAAGAAAAAATTTTCTGAACTGAGCAATTTGCCTTCTCTATCTTTTTTTGTAGATCTCAAGAATATCTGCTGATTGATTTATTTTTAACTGCTTTTTTTTCTCTCTGTTCCGAAAAATCACCCTCCTTTCGAATCCAAAAGACTTCCGCCAAATTTGTTCCACCATTGTTCCTTTCTCGCTTTTTAAAATCCCTATATCGTTATAAAATAGCAGCTTATCACTATATGCTATTACATGGGG